TAGTCGTTAGTACCGACAGTAGCACCATTGAATGCACGACCCAATTGGATCAAGCTAGTGTCTACTTGCTTGGCAAGCGCATAGCCCGCATCAGCAGTGTAGAACTGGCGCAAGCTGTTCAGGGCTTGTGCTTCAACGATGTCCTCAATGAAACGTGAATATTCAAAGTGCTTGTTAATAGACACTGTAATCTCTTCTTCAACATCGGCAATCAGAGTAACGGCAGTAGATGCCAATTTTGCTGAAGCTGGTCCACGGGTAGGTGAAGGAATGTGAACTACATCGCCCTTCTTACCCTTGAAGTTCATTTTCATTACGATGTTAGCCAAAACAAGATTCTTCTTGTATGCGGCTATGATTTCATCACTCCAAATTTCGGGGATGAACTTGTCTGCGGTGGTTACTGTAACCGCTGGGGTTGGATATGCCATGATTTAATCTCCTAAAGTTTAACGAACCCGTTTTTCTGCGTATGCCAACATGATTTCATCACTTAAAGCATCGTAGCGATTCGGGTCTTGCATTTTGAGCCGAATTAGGTCAGCCCTTCTATAGACTCTCTTAGAACTCTCTCCTGATCCACCAGTATCAACTTCTATGGCTTTCATGGTCTTAGCCCGAGCCGCATTGTCTGCTTGCCCAGATTCTTTAACCCTAACGCCACGTAACTGCTTAAAGGTAGACAACAATTCATTAGCCGAATCATAATCAAACTCACCATCTGCTTTTGCATAGAGTCCCAAACGGATAGGTGAAGATTTCACCCAATTTTGGAACTCGGAATCATTGACTACTTTTGTGTAATCAGGGTGATCCTGCGCTAACTTCTGTTGAATCTGCATCCTTTTGAACTCCATACCCGCTTGTCGGGCAGCAAGAACATCTGGATGTTTATCAATCGTATTTTGAACTGCTTTCTGAGGATTCTCAAAAAAATCAACTTCTGGTTCAACCTCTACCTGTTGCTGCTTAGAATTGAGGTTCTGCTTCAGTAATTCATCAGCCAATCTACGAACTTCACCGACCTCTTGGGCCTGTTTACCAATCATATTGTTGGCCTCTTGGTGCATTCGTATGACATCCTCTAAACTTTTCCCCTCATATAATTCAGGAAGTTTAGGTTTAGTCTCCTCGACTTCTAACTCACCTAGCTCATCAGATTCTTTATCAACTAACATATTTTTTGTTCCTGCCAAAACGGTTATAGGATAATTAACCAGGCGCAATGCGCTTATTGGTTAGCTTTACGCTCCGCATTTAACTTTTCACGGTGCTTTTGGTCAAATCTCATCCATGCAGATGGGAAATTGCCCGACCACCCCTCCAAATTAAAGTTTGGTGCGCTTATGACACGATGAGCAAGCTCACCGCATCGACACTTAACACCATTAGTCTCATAATCTACTAGTGTTTCAGTGCGTTGTCCACAATCGCAGACAAATTCATACATTCTTTTCATTCAAGTCCTCGTATGCTCTTTCGCTGACCCCTTTCAGGGTTTGTAGCCAAATAAGTATAGAAATCTCGCCTTTGCGAAATTGTAAACTTTTTTCGTCAGTAATGGTAGAAACATTATTCATAGAGTCTAACATTCCTTCTACGTCTTCCATTAAATCAAGCCAACCTTGTCTTGAAAACAGGTCAAACCGATCCTCATAGTATTTTTGTAGTTCTTGATTCATTTTTAAATGTTAGTTTTGAGATTTGTACAATTTATTATGTCGTAAGAGAATATGTTGTTAGCAACTCAAACGCTTTTTCTGGCGTTATATCTTGAGAAGCAACATCATTGACACCATCGCCATCACGAATAGCATGAACACAACAAAATACTGTATTAGGCTCTAATGCAGTAAATTGATGCTTAACCCCTTTGGGAGTAACAATTAAATGTGGGGCTTTGTATTCTTGTTCGCCATTGTCATGCACCATTTTAACTGCACCAGCCGCTAACAAAGTAATGTGGTCAAATGTGTGAGAGTGTCCTTGATATATATCGCCAACACGTACAAAATGATGCATTTTTACAAACACATTGTCTACAATTTTTAAATCTGTTTGCGGGTTAGACACGAGCAACCCCAATTTCTACATTATTTACAGGTGCTTTAGGATCAAACCACCTACAAGTTTCTTCGTTCAATTCCCATACATCACCATTTGCAAACGCTGGCGGCATTGGAGAAATAAATGCATCACGAGTTACATCGTATATATCACCTATTCCAGCATAATTTTTTCTAAAGTTGCCGTTATAGCTTGTCTGCTTCCAAATAGTTTCAGAACCAAGTAAAGATTTTAAAAAATCAATACCTATTTGTTCTTGTTCATTTCCCTGATTATCTTTAATCATGTCATTAGCAACGGCTAAAACACGTAAAACAATGTTGTTTAAATCAAGTTCTGCAAAATGGGCCATTATTGGAATCTCCATTTAATTACAACAATGCCAGTGCCACCAGCTCCACCAGTCGAACTTACGCTGCCGCCCCCGCCGCCTCCTAAATTAGCAGTTCCAGCACCGCCAACGCCCGAGTCTACGCCCGTACCGCCGCCGCCTGCTCCACCAGTGCCACCAGTTGCTGGAGTGCCTCCACTACCGCCGCCACCAGCGTAAGTTACTGAAGACCCTGTAATTGACGATGCTAGACCCGCACCGCCGCTGGCTTTAGTAACTGTAGTGCCAACACCGCCAACCGCATTTGCACCGCCACCACCACCACCAGATCCCGTATACGCTGCATAAGCGCCTAACCCACCAGCATTTCCTTGCCCCGATACGCCCGTACCAACAGTGCCAGAACCAGAGCCGTTAGCTGCTGCGCCGCCGCCAGAACCGCCATTTCTACCATCACCTATTGCACCGCCGCCGCCCGTACCACCGCTGCCCCCGCCAGACGCTGAAATAATTCCAGAAATAGATGATGCCGTGCCAAGACCTGCTCTTGTTGTACCATTGACATTACCGCCAATACCACCGCCACCTACTGTAACAGTATAGGCTTGTACAGAAACAGCTTGACCTGTGGCACTAAGCATACCTCCCGCACCGCCACCACCGCCTTTGTCATAGCCGCCACCACCACCACCAGCAACTACCAAATAATCTACTGCTGAACCCTCAGTTACATCTCCACCAAGAGAATTAACAGTAAATGAGCCAGTTCCATTAAAAACAGCAATTTTATAATTTCCAGATGTAGAAACAGTAGCCCCAGACGTTGTTGCGTCCATGTAGGGGCTTCCAAAACTTCTTTGGTTTTGAAAAACAGCTTGTAAAGCACCACTCATGTCAAACCACTCCCTGAAATGAGCCAGTTGGTAGAAGTAATCTTTATTGCTGTGGCTGACCCATACTGAGCCAAACTGCGTGAGCCTGTAGTGCCAGCAGAAGATAAATACATGGTGTCAGTAGTAATCGCAATCGTTACTACTTGGCTTGTCATGTTGATAAATGTGATTGCTGTCCCAATTGGATAAGCCACAGAACTGTTTGCAGGGATTGTGTATGTCCTTGCATTGGCATCACCTGCTGGGTGAAGTATGTGCTTTCCAGCATCTGCTAAAACTAATGTGTAGGCAGCACTTTGACTGTTCTGTGGGATGTTTTTAAATCCGACTTCGTTTGTGCCATCTACTGTGCAACTGCTTAATTTTCCTCTAATGTTGCCGTAGACTGTCAAGTCTTGCTGTACATCTAAAGCCGCAACAGAAGTTTGGCCTGTCAGTTGGATGTCAATGCTTGATACTGTGTACTGAAATACGGTGTCATTGGTCTGACCCATGATGTACATCTTCGTGCCATCAGGCTTGATGTAAATACCTTGGGGACTTGTATCTTGACCAGAAACGCTAAACACGTTGACAAACGCTGATGTGCTGATGTCCCACGGTGTTGTCAGGTTGTAGACGTTAACGTCATCACCTGATGACCCAACAACAAACATTCGTGAGCCATCGCCTGTAAACGTAACTCCACTAGGTTGGGATTCTTGCCCTGATGTTGAAAACGACTGCAAGAACGTGGCCGTTGATACATTCCACGCAGTTGACAAGGTGTACTGATGAACAGCATCTCCAATATTACCAACTACATACATTGACAATCCATTGGGTCTAAAAGAAAGTCCCGTAGGGCTTGTCTCTTGTGTTGCAACAGAAAAAGAAATGCTGTCGTAAGAAGCTGTTGCAACAGACCAAGGGGTGCTTAATGTGTACTGAAATACAGTGTCGTTAGTTGCGCCTACGATGTACATTTTTGTGCCATCGGCACGGAAGAATAATCCTTGGGGAGAGGTTTCCTGACTAGCCACACTAAAGTTGGTCACAAAAACCGCAGAAGAAACAATCCAAGCCGTAGACAGGTTGTACTCATTGACCTCATCGCCAGTAGACCCAATGACATACATCTTCAATCCGTCAGGGCTAAAGAATAAATCAGTTGGCGTTGTTTCCTCTCCAGCAACAGAGAAAGACACACTGTCGTAGCTTGCACTAATTACGTTGACGTTGCTTAGGATGGTGTCACCAGCCACATGGACTGTTGATGCGGGAGCTGATGTAGCAAAGCCTGTCTTGCCAGCACTGGTGATGCGAACACGCTCAGTTGGTGTTGACGCTCCATCAGCAGTAGTAGAAAATACCAAGCGACCTGGCATATCACTAGTGCCTGGAGTTCCGTCTACAAATGCTTTAACGCTGGCAGATTCAACAAAGTTTGTTCCGTCAGCACCCCAGAATGTTACTTCGCCTGTAGCATCATTTATTGCAACAGATGTGTTAGTACCTACTCCAGCACGGGCATGAAGCAACATTAACTCAGCACCTTTAGCTGAATTTGAACCTTGCCTCGCCACATAAATTGGAGTTGTTGACCCAACCGTAGATGCTTCTATCCTTCCTTGTGCAGTAGGAGAAACAGTGGCTGTGTACCCCGATAAAACTTGACCAGCATTGTCAATCAAAAAGGGTGTTGCATCAGGATTAGTTGAGTCTTCCACTAGCAAAGCATTACCTGTGCCAAGCTGAGTAATACGCAAAGCCGCATTGGTGTTGTCACTAACTTCAACAACTGCGTTGTAACTGAACTTGGTTTGACCTGTGCTGTCAATTCGCACACGCTCAGTTGGCGTTGATGCACCGTCAGCGGTTGTGTTAAACCTCAAAGCTCCCGGCATGTCGTTTAAGCCAGGTGTTCCGTCTACGAGCACATCAATTTCAGCGGCTCGGATAAAAGTTACCCCGTCATCACCGTTAAAAGCAATCCTTCCAAGCTGCTGTCCGCTTGCAACAATTCCCTGCGTTCCAATAGTATTACTTACACTTTTGTAAAAGTTATAACCTCCTACTCTGGCAGTATTACTTGACCAATTGTAAAGACCAACACTTGGCCTGGCATTACTGGCGACTGAGTGGCTTGCTATTGAGTCCGGCGCACCGTTCCAATTGTTTATCGCTACGGTGTAGCCTTGGATAACTTGTCCAGTTCCATCAATTACAAACGGGGTTGCGTCAGGGTTTACGCTGTCTTCCACTAACAGTGCGTTGCCTGTACCAAGCTGAGTAACACGCAAGGCAGCGTTGGTGTTATCTGTTGTTGAGATAATTGTGTTACCAGACACACTTAGTGTTCCAACACCAGACACATTGCCTGTATCGCCAATGGTTACAACACTATTCTGTACTAGTTTTCCAGTTGTCCCATCAAAACGAGAAATAGCATTGTCTGTTGCAGATGTTGGGCCAACAACATCGCCACCACCGCCACCCGCACCACCGCTTGTAACAATTTTGATACGTTCTTGCAAGTCTTGCGAGACAACTTCACCAACATTCAAAAGTTTGCCATCAGACAAACCAATGATTAGAGAACCATCAAAGTCAATATGTGCATCGTTTACAGAAACACCGTCAACTCCATCTACTCCATCTTGACCTTTTGGGCCTTGTAAACCTTGTTTACCGTTAAGACCATCTTTACCGTTACGTCCGTCTTTACCATCACGACCATCTTTACCGTTGATGCCATTACGACCATCTTTGATAGTTGAGACACGTTTTTCAAGAACATCGGTTACGTTGTCAAACTTCTCACGAATGTCTGTGTCTATTTTCTTGAGTGATTGAATGACTAATTGAGCATTCTCAGCGGCTTTGCGCTGTTGCATCTGTTTGACTTCTGAAACAGAATTGTTAACCGCATTAAAGATATTATCTGCAATGCCATCAACATTAGAGTCGTTGAAGATTTTATCGATTGCCATTTGCTAACTCCTGATTCAAGTTTTGGAGAAAGTCATTCTCCATATCTACCACGTTGCTTTTTGCATTGTTCATCTGCAACTCAACAATTTTACTCTTGTTCTTGATGTCAGCTTCTTTCAGCATCAACTCAGCAATCTTGACTCGCTTGTCAAACTCGTTGGATTCGTTGCCTTGAGGTAAGTTCTTTGTAGTCGAGGCAATGATCTTGGCTTGAACTTCTTGGGGCATTAACTGAGTTTCGGTCATCAGTTTAGTGGCTTCTGCTCGGTTTTGCTCGGCTTGTGTAGTCTGAACAGCAATCTGAGCTTGTGCCGATTGCAGTGCCAACTGTTGCTGAACCTGTTGCATCTCTTGGGCTTGTGGGTCAGGTTGACTCATCTGATCCAAAGCACCCATCAACTCAAATCTGTTGCTCAAACTAGAGTTATTCAAGATGCCCTTCAAGATCAAAGGCAGAACTGGCGTATTAGGGCCAAGTGTCTGGAGTAGACCAATGAACTGCTGTTGTTCATACTCACGGGCAATGATTCCTAGCGTAGCAGTGGGGATAAACCTCATGTCAACAGAAGGATAACGCTCGGGATCGAACTGCATATAGCGGAAAGATGCCTTTTGGATAAACGGAATCAAGAAGTCTTCTTGGAAGTTTACCAAGGTTCTCTTGTATTTCTTGATGATGGTGGCTACTGCCATGCTCATACCCGCACCATCACGGTTTCCCTGACTAACCATGCCCTGAGAGTCCATCGTTCCCGTAGCTTGGAGAAGCATTCTCTCAAACTCTTTGGCAGTAGACAGGTTATTAAGGCTTGTCTCACCAAACTTGAAGGGATAGAGAATCTCTGATGGATTGCCGTTTACCAAGAACGCCTTGCCTGGCTTTACCTCAAACTTAGCACCTCTAGGAAGCCTAGAAGCATCTAATCCCATCATAGGAGAGGTAGTTAGGGCTAAAGAGTCCAAATGGCTTCGTACTTGAGCATCGATAGCCTTTTGCATATTGTAAGACTTCTCTACAGTACCACGACCCAATAGTCGATTAGGAACTGTGTCGTCTTGATACGCTAGAACGGGGCGATCCTTCATCATGTATGGGTTTTCTTCTGCTTTGAGAAGCATCCCACCATTGGCAATCACAACAATTGCCTCAACCATGTCTGAATAATCCTCTGCATAGCTGTTCTCGGGGAACAACTCTTCGATTTCTTCATCTTCGTTTGTTAGATATTCACGGGGAACAAAGCCGTAGTACGTTAAAAGTAATACTTTTTCATCCCTGTACTGAGAAACTTCTTGGGTAGGCTCTAAATCTGTGTCTTCGTAGGTACTGGTGATGTTTACCTTGCGATAAATACCCTTCTCAATGCCTTCTACGATCTTGTGGATGCCCACATACTTCTCAATTGCCACACCCATACAGTCATCAATAGATGTTCCATTGGGGTCAAACAAGAAGTTCTTAGGATTGACGGGGACTATCTTGACCGCAACTCTGTTTTTTTCCACAACACCAATGGCTGCTTGTCCTGTTTCACCAGGAATAGGCTGAGTAGCGGGTTCAAACATCTTTTCTGTCTTAACTACTATCTCACCAATACCTGTGCCGTAGATTTCTGCCATCAACTCAATCTGGTCAATGGCTTTACGGATTTTGTCTTGCTTAAAGTCTTCCATTAACTGAGATTTAAGCATCTCTACGTCTAAAGGATTTCCGTTTACGTCTTTAAGGTCGTCTTCAATATCGAAGAACTCACCCTGACCAAAGATTGCTTCCATGATCTCAGCATGGCGAGTCTCTACGGCTTGTTGGGTAGCGGGAGTAACGATTCTTGAACGCTCTGACTCTCTAGTCTTATCCTCTGCCGCCCACTCGCCACGGAAGATTCTCTCGTATTCTAGGTAGTCATCTAAGAAGTTGACGTTTCGGTAGTCTCTCCAACGATCACAATGGTTAACAACGAATGACGTTAACTCTTTGTCATTCTGCGTTGGCTCGTCAAACTCGTTTTGATCCATATTAGACCCCTGAAATAATATCTAACGGTTGCCAATCCTCACTGTCATCCTCTTCCATGTAAGATGTAACAGCAAGTTGGTCAATGTAACTAAGAGAGTCTGGTAAGTCATCGTGAACCCCTTGTGCGGGGAACAGGATTAACTGATCTACGAACTCGTCCCAATCTTCTTCCGAATTTAACACAATTCTGCCATGCTCGAACCTTCCTTGCAATGACCAAATGATCCTATCTGCCTTTTTTCTGTTCCCGTGGGTCAAATCTACGATATGGGCATAGGTGTTGTTCTTTCGCATAAGGTCGCTCAGATAAGGTAAAACAGCGTTCTTTAACGCCCCCCTCTCTATCCCCACACTCAAAGGTTTGTAGTCCCTCATCGCCAATAGTATCTTAGAGGCTGTCTCTCGGATGTCCCATCTACCGTGCAGAATCTTCTCAACAAACCACTTTCCATCGTCTGTTACCTTAACGATAGAGATAGCAGTCTCATCTAAACGCTTCTTGGCATTAGCCGCTTGTTTGGCAACTTCCTCAAATCCTGCCAAGTCAACAGCGATGTAATAGCTTCCATGTTCAGGCTCTTCCCCGTACTTAATCCACTCTTCCTTGAAGATGTCTGAACCCGCATTGGTAAAGGATGCCATGTATTCTTGCTTAAAAGCAAAGCTAGAGAGGGTCTTTTTGGCAGATTCAATCTCCGCTTGGTCAATCAAAGGGTTATCAGCAGTGGTGAAGTGCCAACTCTTCCAATCAGGATCATCCTCTGACTCACCTAGTTTGAAAGTGTCGTAGAACCAATTTCTGCCCTTTGGAGTGCCGATAAAGAGTGCTCTACCCCGTTTATCAGACAAACTTGCTCGAATGACCTGTTCCCATGCCTCGGGTTTAATGTCAGCAACCTCATCGAGAACGGCATAGGTCAATGAGACTCCACGAAGGGTATCAGGTCTATCCGCACCACGAACGTATATCCTAGCCCCGTTTATCAGGGTAATGTCTAGGTTGTTTACATGGGAAGACTGAATAACCTCTCTGCCAAGGTCTAGCAGTAAGTCCCAGATAATCTGTCTTGATTGTCCCATAGTGGGACTAACATAAAGAACCGCAGAGCCTTGTGGACACTTGAGTCCTTCAATCAGTAGGGTAACTGCCGCCATTCGAGACTTACCGCACCTACGCCCAGCAGCCACAACCTTGAACCTAGTCTTATCAGCAAAGACTGTCTGTTGCCAAGGTAAGAGAGAGAAATTGAGATCAGCCATATTTAGCCTCTACATCTTCTGGTTGTTCATCAATAATGGTAGGTTCTTGTCCTAGTCCTGTGATATTGATGGTTACAGCACTTCTCTGGGACTTATCCTTTTCAAACAAAGAAACAGGAAGAGTCCTATCAAGACACATCTTTAAAGCTACCAATTGATGGGGATGGTCATCATTAAGAGCAATCTCTATCACCTTTTGAGCAACATCTTTACCCCCGCTTCTAATCATTAGCTCTTTAAGCTCCTTCAGCCGTTGATGGTCTGTCTTAGGTAGTACTAGGGGTGGATTGTCAGCAAACCTCTGTATGGTCATCTTGACGCTTCCCTTTGGTCTTCCTCTTCCTCGTTTCAGTTGTTCCACTTTGTTCCTTTCATTTAGCTTTTTCAGAGGGTAGGAGGCTACACAAATATCTACACACCCAACCCACCCCCTCCCCCCCACTGTTCATCCATCCAGTACTGTTTACCCATACAGATTAGGGTTTACCCTATAAGGGTTTCTACCTAG